GAAGAGCATTCGTGATCTGCCATTGCATGTCTACGTCACATGTCTGGCAAAAGAAGAGAAGGATGCCAATGATGTTACACATTATTGGCCTTTAGTTAAAGGTGGTGCGGTGTCAAAGCATGTTCCCGCCTTGTTCGATCATGTTCTATGCGGTGTTCGTGTCACCGAGACGAACGATCAAGGCAAGCCGAAAGTTCAGAGGTACATTGTTACCGATGAGGTTAGTGGATGGCACGGAAAGACCCGTGATCCACGCAATCGTTTGAAAGCCTATGAAAAGTCAGACGATATAACAGAGCTTCTAGCAAGAATGTTAGGAGATGAACCATCCAAAAAATCAGAAGGAGGTAAGGTATGAGTGATTGGAATGGATTTGGGTCGTTAGACCTATCGACAGTAGACGCTAGTGCGGGTAGCACACGTCTTCAACCTGGTACGTACACAGTTAAATGCGCAGACGCGAAGATTGAAAGTGTAGGTACTACAAAAAACAAAAAGCTGGTAGCTGATCTTGTAGATGAAGGAGGTTCTGGCGATATTCGTATGAACTTTAACATCCTACATACTAGCGATATAGCCCAAGACATTGGCAGACGTCAGTTGAAATCATTCTTGATCTCATCTGACCACCCTAATCCAGACAAACCTGGAGATATTGCAACGATGAAAGGTCTCGTCTGCAAGATCGCAGTGGGTATGGGCAAGCCTTGGAAAGGAGATGACGGCGTAGAACGTCAGTCCTCAGAGGTTAAAAAGTTTATGCCAGTAACAGACAAGTCCAACGGAGCAGTAACTACAGCCGAGAAACTGGACGACGAAATCCCCTTTTAGGGGATAACCTCCCGACTAGGGGGAGCTTCGGTTCCCCCATTTTTTAAGGGCAATAATAATGAGCAGAGTAAAAGCAAGTCAGGTTTTAGTAGCAATAGATGACGGATACGACCAACAAAAAGAAGAAAGAGCCAGAGACTACATTGGGGCTTCGGGCATCGGACATCCCTGTGACGCCTACCAAGCGTACAGTCTACGTGGATTTCCAAACACACAGCCTGATGCTCGCCTCAAGCGTATATTCCGCTTGGGTCACATCCTCGAAGACGAAGTCGTCAAAGACCTAAAGGAAAAAGCCGACGTTCGTGTGTGGGAAACAGACGGGTTGACGGGCAGACAGCATACCTATGAAGAATGGGAAGGGCATATCGTCTGTCACATGGACGGGCATATCGAATTAGATGATGGCGTTCTTCGTGTCCTAGAAATTAAGAGCATGAATGATGCGAGCTTTAAGAAGTTTGTGAAAGACGGAGTAAAGTATTCTCACCCAAGATACTTTGGTCAAGTCCAGATGATGATGGGTATGAGCAAGATGGAAGAATGTTTCTTTATAGCCATCAACAAGAACAACTCAGACTATCACGCAGAGATAGTGAGGTTTGATGACTTTGAATTTGGACACATCAAAGAAAGAATAGAACGTGTTCTCAATGGAGAGGCGAGGAAGATATCGAAAGACAACTCTGATTGGAGATGTCGTGGTTGCTTTAAGTCAGGCGCATGTTGGGATGGAGTAGAGGTTAAGCCTACATCTTGTTCTTTATGTCAGTTCGCCAGACCAAAGCCAGATGGTTGTTGGCATTGCACTAAGCATGATAAGAGCGCAAACGTATTGTGTTCTGATTTTAAACTATACGAACCCCTACCAAAGGAATGATGATGGAAGAAACAATTAATTATAATGTAGAAAGCTATATGGCAATGGTTAACAAGCACTCAAAGTTATTGCGTGATGTGGAACTAAAGGAGATAGAAATAATTTCTATCACAGAAAGGTTGCCAGACATTTCAGAACAATATCAATCAGACGAACGCATTAAAGCGGTACAAAAGAGAAAGCTACTGCGACAAGAGATAGCGGATATCAAACATAAAGCTCGGTATAGCAAGGGCATTATGAAATGGATGCTAAAGGAGAGAGAGTATGAACCGATCTGAATTTTTACTGACGGCAGAAGAATATATTAATGGCGATAGAGCCAAGGATTATGGTGACGTCAAGGTTAATCATCAACAGATCGCTGATATGTGGAGTGTCATTCTTGGTAAGAAAATAACGGCTGACCAAGTGTTAAAGTGTATGATTTGCGTGAAGTTGTCTCGTCTCAACAAGACGTCAGACCATGTAGACAGCATAGTAGACATCTGTGCTTACGCCGCACTTTTAGGCGAGGTTGTTACCACAGAATAATATAGTTATTAAACTCTGGTATATCTAAGAGAATTTCGATCATGGGTTGTGGATTTCTTATAACTTCTAAAAGCCACGCTATTAAAATTATAATAAAGGTAAGACGGCTGACGCCTTTCTCGGTGGTTATCGTCGGGATTTTAATTCTTCTAAATCTTTCTTCTTAGTTCCCCCGTCGTATTTCCATGCAAAGCCACGATCTACCATCTCATTATTAATGTTTTGGCTTCCGACAAAAATAGTTCCCAGCATCCGTCCGTACTTGCCGTCTTTCTTCGTCTGCACCTTTAAGCCTGAAGGCTCGCCGTCGGCGAGACGCCTTGTAAGAAAGGCTTTTGCTTCAAGTCCCATCTGCTTTTCTTCGAGGTCGCGTGTCCTGCATTCAGGCGTATCAATGCCTGCGAGACGTACTCTTTCTTTCTTTGTTAATGAAAAGCCCAGGTCGATAACAATGTCGATTGTATCGCCGTCAACTATTCTTGCGACTTCCTTGATCTTGTACTCGTACATATTTATCTTTCTGCTTTTTATTGTTGAAGCTGTCTGGTTTAATAAAACCTTCTTCCATTTCTTCTCTTATTTGTTTCAAGACGTCCTTTAGTTCTTGAACCTCGTCTATTTCATTTATTAAAGGCATTACTCCACCATCATCTCTAATGCTTTATCTATTGTCTCTTTGTTACGACGTGTCCAACCTTTGCCAAACGTGTCGAATGTTGATAGGCTTTCATAAAATTTCTGCCGTGCCTCACCGAACTCTTCTATTAATTGATGTGTCCTATGAACCTCTTCATCTACCTTTGCTAGAGTTGCAGGGCCAATAGCTCCGTCTGGTTTTGCACCCACTATTTTCTGTAGCATTTTTGCACTACGACCACTTCCGCTATTAACACTTACGTCAAAAACGCAGTAGTCCAAACCGCTAGGAAGCGAACTACATTTACATTTATCCCAGTATCTTTCTCTATATAATGGCGCGACGTCTTCGTGAGTTAGGTTACGCATGTCTTGCTCTGTAACCTTCTTGCCTACCCATTCTTCCCAGACACGCTTTGTTACTCCAAAATTTGTGATACCTCCAGGATCTTTTGGATGCGAAACAAATCCTCCTTCGTGGTGTAACATCATTTTAAGACATTCATCGAAGTTCTTTTCCATTAGTTTCTCCTTATTAAAATATAAAAAAATAAAGCAAGACTACGCCAACAAACGCGGCGCAGACGTGGGTTATTATTGCTTCCGTATTCATTTTCTTTTCAACTTGCTGAATGTTTTCAGCCCGAAGCTACTCGCTATGGACGCATAAATTCCCCAAGTAACCCACTCTGGACAAGTTGAAAGGTTCTCGAACCCTCTCTGCATAATGTCTTGCATTCCACCCCAAGGAATAAAGTTTGCTAAAAGTATGGCTACGAAAACAATAGTCCAAAGCTCATCTTTCCAGCTTGACTTAGAAGCATCCATTGCCATCACTTCCCAGTTTGCTGTACCTTCTGCGATCTTCTGTTCTTTAGTTGCTTTTGCTTTTTGTATCTCCGCTTTGCTATCGAGAAAGCTAGTGCCTAACCCGACAACGGAACTAAGTAGTTGTG